GAAGAATCGTAGATATACTTACATAGTTGTTGTAGTTTATCCATTTCAATTATATTAACTCAAATTCTTTATTTACCAATTCTATTTCTTTATTCAATCTTTCAAGTTCTTTGGATATCATTTCTATGATAATCTCCTTGTTATTAAAACTTACTTCACCTTTTACCATAAACGGTCCAGGATTCGTAAACTCAATTTTTACCCCCAACCCACAACCTTTAAGAGCACCTTCTAGTTTGTATTTTTGTCTTTCCAATCTATCAAGATTTTCTTTGATTATTTTTGCCTGTTCAAATTTTTCTATTTCCATTTTTATATTTTTTACGTAAGTATTCTTCCCAAACTTCTTGTTTTATTCCGTTCACAAAAAACCAACCAAGATTTAATTCAAACCATTTATTAATCTGATAAAAAGTTTTTTTGACCATATTTAAAAATTTCTTAATTTTTGATAATCTTCTTTGGTTAAAACAATTTCATTTAAATCTGAGTTTAAACCTCTAATGGTTTTCCAAGCTTCCTTAACTCTATTCCACAAAGATTTATTCCCATAAGTTTTATAAAACGTTATGTAATAATCGGTATCATCATTGAACTTGTCAACAGACATACAGGTACAATTGTCAACACATTTAACAATTACTTCAGATCTTTCATTGTTTTCAACTTTCATCCTATTAATGTTGTCATTAATTTCCTTTAATTCAATTTCATCCAATATGACTTTTAATCTGATCATGTAGTCATAGGTAGGTTTTTCACCGTATATGTTAATAAGACGATTGTAAATAAATTGTAAGTGTTCTCTTTTTATCATTTTTTATTTCTTTAAATTAATTACACCATTTTCAATAACATCATTAACCATTGATTTTTGCATATATTCTGTCCCTAAAGTGTGTTTCACTCCATTTTGGATAATATCATTAAACCTTTCATCACCATCTAACCAATCACCATCTTCAGTGTGTTTCACCCCATTTTGAATGGTATCTTTAACAGTGTTTTCTCGTGAAAGTTTAAGATCTATGGTGTTTTTCACCCCATTTTGGATTATTTCTTCAACTTGCCAATCAATATATTGTGTCATTGGGGAAATATTTCTCACCCCATTTTGAATGGTATCTTCAACTCCTGATTGAATCGATTCAGGCAAAAACAGGGTGTTTTTCACCCCATTTTGAATGGTATCTTCAACAAGCTTCTTATTTTCAAAAATCTTTGGACTGGTGTTTTTCACCCCATTTTTAATAGCATCTTCAACTTTATTATATTGTGCCCACCCAATCTCGATGTGTTTCACCCCATTTTGAATGGTATCTTCAACCGCACAATCATTAAAGATGTCACCAATAACGGTGTGTTTAACTCCATTTTGAATGGTGTCTTTAACAACGCTGCTTCGTCGTAGACAAATATCCCCGATCTCTTTAACCCCATTTTGAATGGTATCTTCAACTGAAGTGACTGTCAGTTTTGACAATGGAAAGGCGTACTTCACCCCATTTTGAATGGTATTTTCAACGCTTTTGGGACAATCTGTACTTGAACGATTGGTGCGTTTCACCCCATTTTGAATGGTATCTTCAACTGCCAATGGTCTAACCCCTTTATGTAATTCAGTTTCCTTCACCCCATTTTGAATGGTATCTTTAACTCTCAACTTGTTCTTTTGTCCATTTTGGATGGTTTCTTTCACCCCATTTTGAATGATATCTTCAACATCATATTTACAGTTTCCAACAGAACTGGAGATGTATTTTATCCCATTTTGAATGGCATCTTCAACCTCAAACGAATCTTCTTCCTCTATCATTCGGGTGTATTTCACCCCATTTTGAATAATATCTCCAACCAGTTCCGGATGAAGATGACCAACCGTAGATGTGCGTTTCACCCCATTTTGAATGGTGTCTTCAACTCTTTGGTGTTTCTTCCTGAAGTTCCTTCTGGTGCGTTTCACCCCATTTTGAATGGTGTCTTCAACTATCTGATGCAATGGATGATGATTTACCTTGATGTGTTTCACCCCATTTTGAATGGTATCTTCAACTCGTGTTGCGTTCTCTTTCCCTATATCTGAGGTGAGTTTCACCCCATTTTGAATGGTATCTTCAACTGAATCGGGTTGTTCAGAATAGTAAGTAGAGGTGTATCTAACCCCATTTTGAATGGTGTCTTCAACTATAATGCTCAATGGTTCCAACGTACGATTGGTGTGTTTTACCCCATTTTGAATGGTATCTTCAACTACACTATTAATACGGATAATCGCTTTATTGGTGTGTTTCACCCCATTTTGAATGGTATCTTCAACACCCATGCACATCCACGGATTACTTTCTTCGGTGTGTTTCACCCCATTTTGAATGGTATCTTCAACTCTTTTCTCAGCATTAGCATTTGTTATGCTGGTGTGTCTCACCCCATTTTGAATGGTATCTTCAACCACCTCAGGTTTAAGAAATCTTGACTCAAACCATTCGGTTATATATTCTTGATTTTCCATAAGATCTAAAGATATTCCCTTAAATAAAGATTTAAATAAATTGTAGTTATACCACAATGTTTTTTCTTTAGTAAATTCAACCATCCATTTTAATTCTTCGGTATTAATTAACCAAAAAGATCCATTATGGTTGTATATGTCCATGCCATTTGTGACATCATTAATGATCTCAAATAAACATTCTTTTCTTTTTATTTTTTTATAATCCATTTTCTAATGTATTTGGGTAATATAAAACTTATTTATATTTCTTAAAGATACTAAAAATTATTTGTATTTCCAAATAAAACCCTGTGACTTTTTATATCCTTTCCTTAAACAATTATTTATTGCTTTGTAAGATAATTCTAATTCTTTTGAAGCAATTAAAGCATTCGTCCATTCTTTAATAAATTCATTGTCTAATGAAAATTGTAAAACAGGTTTAGATTTAGCGTGAGGTAATCCGGTTCGTTCTAAATATCTTTTATAATTATTATTTTTACCCTTTGCGGATTCACTCATTTTAGTTTTTGTTTCGGAGGTCTTTAATTTACCCTTCCAAAATTCACTCATCTTCTTTTTTGTTTCATCGGTAATTTTTTTACCAAGAGCTGATTGACTCATTTTCTTTTTTGACTCTTCATTATGTTTCCTACCGTACCAAAATGGTTTTAATGTCCCATTCAAAACTAACTCATCATCTTTTGGTACTCTATAAACTTTACCATTTTCACCCATATATTGTCCCAAACCAACAGTTTTAAAACCAACATCAGGAATATGGGCATTCCTGTTTAATTTATCGGAAATATGTTCAATGATTAACTCTCGTTCATATCTAATACAATCTTCTCTATTAATAAAATCACATTTAATAATAGTTTTAATTAATTTTTTTTTATCTGTTTTCCAAGACCTCATAGACCCCATATAATAAACATCTTTAGTTGGTTCAACTTTAGATGTTCTACTACCAAAATAAAATTCTTTTGTTTTCGGTAATTCTAATTTATAAACATAATGATACATATCTTATAAATATATTACGACATCCAAAAGAAAAATTTAAATGTTATAAATTATAATGATTTAGGATAATATAATAATGTTGGGTTTTTTTTTACAATATCTATATCAGGATATACATTACTAAACTGCAAGACATCAAATCTATCGGTAATCAAATGATATCCGTTTTTGGTAGGGATTTCACTTATGATTTTATCTTTCCCAAAAGGAGCACAACTGTCAATTGCAAGTTTAACCTTTAATAACTCTTTGTTGTCCTTACTATCAACATCAACAATCCACCTCTTCTCGTTGGTCTTTATTTGTCCAACAACTGAGTCAAACAAACCTTTCTGAATGTGTTGTCCGTTTTTAATTCTTTCAGCCAAGGACATCATCATCTCCAATGAAACATCCTTATGGTTTTGTTTCTGAACGTGAATGTATGCACGAGCCTTAAACATCTCACAAAGTTGTTTAATCTCATCATATCGTTTCTCCAAGTATTCAATAGAATCAACACAATAAGTTTTGATGGTACGAACTGATTGGTGGTTGTCTCTCTCACCTTCAGGTTGATCTTTCTTACGTTTGAATACATACAACATATAGAAATCACCATCGTCAGTGAAGTTAAGTAATGGTTTTATAAGTTCAATATTGTTAATCATGTTTGTATTTCTATAAATAATATTTTACAAATATACAAATATTATCAGTACCAATCTAATTTATTTTACACTTTTTTATATATCAATCTATAACCATCGTAAATTTTAACATTTAAGTCATTTACCGTATTTAGGTGTCTACCAGGTGAAAACCAATATTCAAAACCTTTTTTTATGTGACTTACTGAAGAATATATAAAATTATCACCATCGTAAAAAATAATACTTAACTCTCTATCAAAATCTATATTACTTGAAATGTAATATCTATTTTCATCTAAATCTATTCTTGAGTTAAAAACATTATTTTGTAATGTTACAATTTCATTTGACAACTCACCTTTAGCCCCATGGAAAAATAATATGTCTCTTCTCTTTTCTTTACTAGGAACTCTAACATAAGATGTCACCTCTTTTTCATTCTCATAGTTTGATTCATAATATTCTTTAACATTATTAATATCATCAATGTTCATCTGTAAAAATGGTAATCTTTTATCGTACTTGTATTTCCACAATAAAACATTCATAGTTGTCTCATCACTAAATGGATAGTAAAACTTAATTTCTTCAAGATCCAAATTAAATGCAAACTCGTTTAACCAGTCGTATTCTTTGAGGAATTGTTTACAATTTTTATTATAAACCATAACAGATGTAACTGAATAATGTGTTCTATTCTTTACCGGTATATGGTTCATTTTCATCAATGGATATTCCAAAATATTTGTTTCATCAAAACCCCCATTGTGGAATGGATTACCTCTACCGTAATTTATTTGATACTCAAACAATCCCTGTTGGATTAAAGGATAATCCTCAACCTGATCAAAATATTTAAATAGTTCTGATATATCACCTGTTGGTACCATATCAGAATCAATGTATATTGCCTGATCTAAATTAAGATGCTCTAACGTATGTAATACTACCTTACTTTTGAAGAACACTGACTTAAACATATTCTTGTTGGATACATCGTTTTTGTTTCCAAGAAAATTCATATCATTTTCAATACTTAATGATTCAACAGGAACCGTGGTTAAGTTTGGTATTTCAGAATTATATTTAAAATTAAGTGTGTATAAATAAAAATCTAAATTATTATGATATAGATTTAATGACTTAACTAAATTCAAAGAGTTATGTAAATAATTCTCAGTACAATGAAGTATAATTGATATCCTATTTTCCATAAACTATTTTTTAATGAACCACCAACTGGCAAGAAACTCATCGGTTTTATTTACTTTATATCCGTTGTTAAGACAGAATTCATCCACTGCCGGGTTAACACCAAACATTCCTGTATATGTTGACTTCTCAGGTTGTCCATCAGGGAAAGTATATAAAGGTTGATCCTTTTCAATTTGACCCTCATAAAAATAATCAGATAAATAATCATGACCCATAATCAAACCACCCGACTTAACCTTAGGGTACCATAATCTAATATCTTCTTTAACTGCCTGATATGTGTGGTTAGCATCAATATACACAAAATCTAATGATTTATCCTCAATGAAATTACAAGCGTGTTCACCCTTCATTCTTAACATATAAGCACGATCTTCAAATCCCTTAATGTTATCCATAGCCTGAGAATATGCGTCAATGTGTTCTCTATGGTTTGAGACATCATCATACTCCTGATGAGGTAATTCTCTCCATACATCAACCATCAATAAGGTTCCACCCCAATTGTTTAATATTGTGTTCGCAAATTGCCCTTTGAAGGATCCTAATTCAACACCAATTCCATTTAAGTTATGAAACTTAATGAAATCACCAATCTGTTCTCTATTCGTAAAATTCATATTCTATTACTTTCCATTTTATATAATTTCAAACTTCATTCTCTAATTGTTTTTTTCTTAGTTCATCTCGTTTAAATTTCAATTCTAAATCTAAAGAAGATCTAACAGACCAAATTAAATTATGATCAACTTTATTACGACACATTTGACCCTCAAAATTAAGTATCAAACTTCTTACACCAAAAGTTTGTTCATATGTCTCACATGAATCAATTACTTTTCTTACCCATTTGTCTACGTCTCCGTAATGTTTACTTCTATTTTCCATAATTTATTAAATTTCCATTGTGGGTTTTAACCACATTAATTTGTTTTCAAAAATATATCTTTTTAACGTTGGGTAATCGTTTAACATATCCAAAGTCAACATGGTGTCG